TAGCCCATTTGGTACAGGGATGATTACGAAACGCACCCTTTTCAGTTCTGTAGGGAGTATTGTCAGTTTTGTACAGAGGACCATAGTTATGACCCCACTTTTCAGATGCCACAATGGAGAGCATTTGGCAACACTCCAGGGGCATCTTGACGATGTGTTTATCGGGAAGACAAATAGCACTCTCTGCGGGCCAAGGTGAAGTCACAAAGATGTTCATAATAAAAGTGAGTCAACTCACTCATCATAGGTGGAATCGGGTTCCAGAGCAATGTAATATGTAAGATTCTTATCCTCGGATTGGAAACGGGAAAGGAGTTTCTTAGAGATCACAACCTCATAAGAACCAGGAAGAATCTTAATATTCTCAACCTTAAAGTTCAGAACAAAAGTACCAGTGGTCTCACCAACAACCAATGAATATTCGTTAGAAGTATCATTCTTCTTGTCACGAACAACCAGTTTTACCACACCAGCTTCACCAACAACAGAAAGGTCAGGAACACCATAAACCGCTGCGGCCTTGAGGAGTTTATCCAGTTGTTGAGTGTTCAGTTCAAAACGGACATCCTCAGAAGGAAGAGAGATTGACTTTTCAGGGGGAGTCACGATCACTGCAGGATCTGCGAAAAAGTACTTGGAACGAGCCTTACCTTCAGAAATGGTGACGTAACTATCGTTAGAGAACTTAAGTTGAGGACTCTGATACAGAGACATTGCATTTAGAAACTGGTTCAAATCATAAATGCCAAAGTCTTTTTCAAATTCTTCTTCAACTTCAACTTCTGCAAGAATATTCTTCATCACAGAAATAGTGCGAAGTTTTTTACCACTCTTAAACAGAATAGACTGGTTAATACCAGAGAAGTTCTTCAGGAGAGACAGAGTTTTTTCAGAGAGTTGCATAGTATTGTCTTTGAGTTTCATGATCAACGGAATTCAGTAAGGCCATTATCTTTGCGGGAGTAATGCCCGTCAAAGTGAAGAAGAAGCATTGCGTAATGAATGACTTTCAGAAGATCGCGTTTGTTGCGACCATCCTTATCACCATAACGACTTCCATATTTTAGGATATTTGACTGGCAAAATCCAGGTGCAAGATCCTTTGCAGCCATCAGATCAATCGTCTGAATATCTTTGTAGGCTTGATTGTGGCCGCAATAATGACTTCCATAAGTAGAAGTCACATAATCCTCAATATCTTTAAGGATTTTATCTTCATTATATTTCCAAAGATGATTTTTGGTTTCGCTCATAACAGGTGTTTTTGTCAAATTAAGTGTTCCAGATCCACCTTCAGTTAAGGTGAATTGATATTCTGAATAAGGATACTCGTCCATAATAAAGGGAAGGCGCATTTTTACCTTCCACAATTATATCAGAATACAGGTATCTGGTCAACTTCCCCAGTAGGCATTTGGAAGTCTGCATCCACTTTGTCATACAGTTCCAGGAAGGATTGTTTGGTTTCGTCATCAAAGCGATTCACACAAACTTGAATCGCTTTAGCCTTGTCACCAAAAATACTGTAGGCACGGATAATGTGAACCAAACGACGAGTACTGATAATTTCCTCAATACCGCCATCGTAGAAGGTCTTGCGGATAATATCAGCCCAATCTGCAAGACGCTTGCAGAATTCTCCATCTTTAACTCCCAGAGTTTGTGCAACTTTATCAAGGATCTTGACTTCATTTGCAACAGAAGGATATTCCTGTTCAAAGGTCACAGGGAATCGTTCCAAGAATGCCTCGTTTAAAACATTCGTACCAATGAAACGACCATCGTCAGAACCCTTACCTTTAGTGTTTGCAGTAGCAATCACATTGAAACCAGCAGCGGGTTTTACGAAGCGGCCGATTTTCTTGAGGAAGACTCCCTTACCTTCAAGGATGGACTGAAGGCAAAGAATCTTGTTGGAAGCCAGGTCAATTTCGTCAAGCAGAAGAATCGCACCGCGCTCCAGGGCTTCAACGACCGGACCATTATGCCAAGCAGTTTCACCGTTGACCAAGCGGAATCCGCCAATAAGATCGTCTTCATCTGTCTCAATCGTAATGTTAACACGGATCAACTCCCGACCCAACTGAGCACAAGCTTGTTCAACTCCGAAAGTTTTCCCGTTACCGCTAAGACCAGTGATAAAGGTAGGGTAAAAGAGACGACTGGAAATAATCTTTTTAATATCGTTAAAATTACCAAACTTGACGAAGGTATCATCTTTTTCGGGAATAAGGTTTTGATGCACTTCGGGAAGAACCGATACATTGTTGAAGTTGCGTTCAATCTCTTGAACACGCTCTTGAGTCACCTCAAGATTCCAACGACCACGAGACACCTTGAAAGAATCAAGACGGCGAGTGACCGTAGGATAGGAAAGGTTATTCATCGCACAGTAGGCTTTGACATCACCAGAAGTAATCTCAATTCCATAAGTGGACTTGAGACCTTCAAGAATTTGATCATCGGTCATCTTGGTGCGGGGCATTGTGTGGTGTGTTTCTCAACTGAAGCTATAATACGACAAAAAAAGGGGGCTTGGAAGCCCCCCTGTGCAGGTTGTTCAAGTGTCCTCAGTCTCTTGGAGAATCGTACTTTTCTCTTGCCTTGGACTCTGACTTTTCCTTTGTGGTGTGGCCATGTTTTAAGACTCTAAGAACCTGGCGTCCAGCCCTTCTGTTCTGAGTTTCAGATTCGGTTTCTTTTTCACCTTTTACTTTTTTCTCTTGACGAGAACCACCAAAGTACTCTGCGTGTGACTTATATTCTTTGGATTTGGTACGATCTACTTTTCTACCAGACTCTTTCTCATACTTATCAATTTCTTTATCTCTTTTTGCTTTAGCTTCAAGAGACTTTTTTGCTTTATCAGCACGAACTTCAACACCTACACGATGTTCATCTTTCATACCTTCTTTAGCAGCACGAGTAGCTTCCATGATACCTTCAAACCAAGAATCACTCATATTGAGAATAATCTTATCTGCAGACTCTTCTGAAGAGGCGTAACCTTCATCAAGAAGATACTCAAGAACAATTTCATATGTAGAAACTTGTTCTTGCATTTCCTCCTCAAGTCTTCTTTCTTCTTTCTCTAAAGCTCTTCTGGTTAAGGTATCCATTTTACAAAGTACTTTTTAGATATTTATTAAGCGACCAACTCAATAAACTCTCCAAGAACTTTCTTGTTCAGTTTCTTAGTCCGCAAAGACTTTGCAAATGCAGACTTGATTTGACTTTTACTTGCATCTTCAGCAACATCAAAGTCAACCTCGTTAGAAAGAGCCGATGCAGACAACCCAAAGTAAGAGTGGTATCCAGAAGTTTTGATATTAAAAGAACGGTTCTTCTTCCAATCAGACATAATTTTCTGATACTCCTTACTCTCCTGATAATAACCCGAAGAATAATCACTGGTCTCGTAATAACGACGAATGAAAGATCCAGCCTCCCGACCTTCAAGGACACGAATACCAATAAAGTTCACATCAGTAAAAGAATCTTTAAGGTGTTCAAGCATCACATCAGTGAACTGATAATACTCATCTTTCATTTTATAAGTACGGCCGAGTTTACGATCACGAAGGAAAGTAGCGTGCATGTTGACACTATTCAGTCCGATATAGACTTCATCGGGATTATTAATAGTCCTACCCTTGAATTCCTTATGAAACTTCAAAGGAGCAGCTTCACCATCAGTCAGAATCACGCACTGAACTTTCTGGAGTTTGTTTTCTTTCTTGAACTTAGGAAGAATCTGATGCAATGCAACAATGGATTCATTCAGGGGAGTTCCAGAAAGAGACATGCGATAAGGATGAGTATACTTAGGAGCATTGTTATAAGAATACTTAAACTCCTTTGAAATACGATAGATGTTGATCATCTGTTCTTCAAGAACCCGAGAATTAGTCTTACTAGTGAAAAGATTCATCAAAGAGAAATCTTCATGAACTTGAAGAAGGCCAGGTTTCTTCTGATAGTGAGGGGAGAAATCCATATACTTTCCAGTTTCATCCAATTCACGGCGACGCCATTCATGAGTGAATGCATAAACCTCAAAAGGAATTGCAACTTTCTTGCAGAACCAGATGAGATTATAAAGTTGTTTGATAGTATCCAACATCACATCAGACATTGAACCACTCCAGTCAAGAACAAACACCAGACCATGATTCTTGCCATCGGCAAGAGTGGTAACTTTCTTGAACAAATCTTCATTGTACTTATAGGTGTGAAGTTTGGAACAGTCCAGAACACCAGTACGAGCAGTGGTTGCACGAGAATAAGAGTCTGCGGCTTTCTTACACTCAAACTCCTTCACAAGATAGTTAACTTCTTTCTGTGCAGAACGCTTGAACTCACGATACTCTTTGTCAATATCTCCAAAAAGGAATGAATGGGGATTTTCATATCCACTATCTTCCAACTTTTTAACACTGGAATTCCACCAATCATTAATATGTTTATGGACATCCGAGTTGGATGCAATGACGGTATCAAGATTCACTTTAGGAATCTCAACATAAACATTCTCACCATAGGGACTTTCATTCACCAGATCACGGATGGCTTCCTCCAGATTATCCGCAGTGCGAACTTCAGGTTCAGAAGTCTCGCCGCCAAGGTTTGAAGTCTTCTCGGAGGGAGTATCGGATTTCTCCTCAGACTGACCCTCAGAGGACGCCTGGCCACCCTCTCCTGAGGTCTCCAACTCTTCCTGAGAAGACTGTTCAGGAGTTTCGGATTGAGGTTCAGAACTATTACCAGGATTCTGGGAGACATTATCAATGGAACCCAGTTTCACTTCCTCATCTTGTTTTTTCTTACAATATTCGTAGAGTTTAACTGCAGCTTCAATCGCATCATCAAAAGTTTCTGCATTTCCGATCAGATCAACAATCTCTTGTTCTTCTTGAGTGAAAACAAGTTCAAGATAGTTTCCGATCTTGAAGAACAAGTTTGCACGATCAGCCAGATTAAAGGTAGAAATATCCTCGTCTTTTACTTGGAAGAAGTCCTCTTCATGCAGTTCACGATAACCTGCATAGAAACACTTATTCAGTCCACCATAACGACGCTTCATCAGTTTCTCAATGCGAGCATCTTCAGTTACATTGACAAACTGTTGGGGGACAGAATATTTGAGACTCCAGTCCTCGTTAGGAGTATAGAGTGCATGACCAACCTCATGACCCACCAACATGTCATAGACCACACTAGAAGCCTTCTCCCACATTGGAAGGATCAGAACACGAGTATCCACATTGAAAGATGCAGTGGGGACATTCTTGTGTTCCACAACCAGATCTTCAGTTGCGAGGAGACGGGCGAGGTTACCCTTGACTTCGTGGTTAACAGGCATGGACTTCGTTTCGTATGTAGCCAATATACGACGAAACCGCCCCATTGGAGCGGTTCATGTGACGCTTTTTGAAGTGTCTAAGGGCTTCTTTTCGCGCCCTCAGTGCTTGCGGTTTAAGTTTTCGTTTCTGTTCCTTTTTGGAATGATGCTGCCAGTTTGGAGTGTTCATGACATGAGTTTACTGAATCCCTTTACTTTATCAAATTTCATCACCCTGTCAAATTTATCCATGAGATCGTCGGTCTTGTGTGAGATTACGAACACATGAGCATCCTGGATGACATAACGAATAATATTTGTGAAGAAATCTGTACCTGCACCATCTAGAGAACTATCAAAAATTTCGTCTAGGATGAGAAGATTTGTACTGGCCGAATTTCTAAGTTTGGCAATGTCCCGCCAGGTAAACAAGAGAGAAAGGTCAATACGCATCTTCTCACCTTCACTAAACGATTCATAACTAAAATCTTCATGAACTGGTGACTTGATAACCTCCTTAAACTCTTCATCCAGTGTGAAATTGATGTAGAAGTCCATCATCTGTAGATACTTGTTTATCTGCTGATTCATAAGAGGCAGATACTTTTTGATGATTTTGGACTTTACTCCACCATCTTTCATCAATGAATGAGCGAACTCGTA